ATTAAACTTTTCTTCATATAATGATTTTAATTCTTTAGAAGATGTATTTTCATCAAAATCATTAATATCTAATGAATGAAGTTTATCTATATAGAATTTCTTTAATGCATCTTCTTTAGATGATTCATAATTAATTCTCTCTGGATGTTTTTCATATGTAGTATTATTCTCTATGAAATAATCTCTATATTCCATAAAGTAATCATCAATACCCATTATAATTCCCTTAAAGTTTAATTCCTGTTCAGTTGATTCAAACTTATGATAAATAAGACTTGCTAATCCGCTATTAATAGCATTAACAAACATAACATCTTTCTTATTATATGGGTCTGAATAAGCAATCATTCTTGCATAAATAAATAAAAAGAGATTATTAAATGGATGATATTTTTCATCTAAGAAAGTTTCTTCTATATTAAGGAAGTATGTATATAAATCCTGTTTAAATCCAAACATCTTCATCTTAGCATAAAATTTATCCATTATATAACTTCCTCTTCTATTATTAAAGAAAGCTAATTTAATATTTTCTACTTCATTTTTTCCTAATGATTTAAATCTCTCATAGAGGAAATCATAATTTAATGAACTCTCTATAGTTTTAATCATATCTTCCATCTTTGCTCTTTTATTAATATCTTTTTCTAACTCTAAAGAATTTTTCATATTCTCTAAATTCTTTTTCTTAATCTCTCTCGCTTTATCAGAAGTTACATAATTCATATATTCAGAGAATATTGTATTACTTTCTTCTTTTAGTTTATCTGCTTCTGTTTTTGCTGATAATAGAACTAATGAAGAATTCTTAATTTCTTTAATCTCATCTCTTAATTCTTTTTCATCAAGATTTTTAATTTCTTCAGTAACTTCATCTGATGTAGAATACTTAATTAAGAATTCTCTTATTACATCTAAATCCATTACTTCTAATTCTTTCTTATCATATTTTAATATATCATCAAGAATATTTGTATTAAGTCTATAAGTATTTCTAATAAGACCTTCACTCATATCTTTAAGAGATTTAAGTTGTTCATCCATAGATTTAATCATATCCATAACACTCTTAAAATCATTATAACTAAATCCATTACTCTTTTTAGGTGTTTCTTCTACTGGAGATTCTACAACCTCATTATTAGTTACTTCATTTACATTCTCATTAATATTTTCCATTATTGGATATTCCTTTCTTGATAAATAATTTTTAGTATTTAATTAATTAGTTTCAATAGATATTATTTAATAATAATCACTGTTAAATAAATTGATTCAAAAATTATGAAAGGAATTTATTATTTAATGGCAAATAGAATAAATAGAATCAATGGTAAGTATTATGACTTGGGAACTGGTAATACTTCATTTTTACAAGTTGCTAAAGATTTAAAAAGATTGGGTATAAAAAATTTCTATTTTATGTTAGAGATCTACGATTATAGTCTAATTAATATAAATCCTCATGCAGTTGATAAAGATGGACACACTACACTTAGTAGAGACCAGATAAGTAGAGTGCTTACTGAATGTGCTAGAAATCCATGGTATTATCTTAGAGAGATATGTAGAATACCAACTCAAGGTGGTTCTACAGTTCCTTATAAAGCTAATAGAGGAAATATAGCACAAGCTTATTGTATATTACACGGTATTGATTCTTGGTTATGTCTACCGAGGCGAACAATGTTGCCTCCTTATACAGTGATGTATATGTAAAACCTCTTTAATTGCTGGGATATCTTAACTCTAATAAGAGAAAGACAATCAGCAGCCAAGACTTATTTTATAATAAGTAAGGTTCAACGACTATCGAACGACTAATAATAATTAGAATCTAGTAGAGTACATATATCAATTTATATGGAAACGGGAGGCTCTCTATTATATAGAGATGAAGATATAGTCTGAACTATATAGAGATATATAGATTAACAAAATGAACAAGGGAAAACAGAATCTGCTGTAGCTTTATTAACTTGGGCTTTTAAATTTGGTACTACTAATTCACAATTTATTTTTGTAAATAAAGATGGTGATCAGGCTAAAGCAAATTTAAAAAGACTTAGTGAACAAGTTAGAATACTACCTGAATATATGAGAGGCAATAGTATAGTAGATGAAAATGGAATTACTCAAAAAGGAAAAGATAATGCAACCATGATGACTAATCCTATTAATGGTAATTCTATTATAACAAAAGCAAAAGCGACATCATACGAAAGTGGATTATCTTTAGCACGTGGTATGACAGCACCGCTAGAATTAGTCATATAGTTCTAGTAAAACCTCTTTAATTGCTGGGAACTCCGAAGTGGACAATCAGCAGCCAAGACTCTATGTAAATAGAGTAAGGTTCAACGACTATCGAAAGTATATCTTATGAGAAATATATAAGAGAATAAATGAGTAGAGTACATATATTAATTATATGGAAACGGGAGGCTGTTATTAATTGGTAATAGATTAATAATAGAAGATATAGTCTGAACTATATAGAGATATATAGATTAACAAAATTGATTTTGACGAACCAGAGTTTACTAATCATATAGGTACGATTATATCAAACTCTGTATCAACGTATGAAACTGCTGCATCTAATGCTAAAAAGAACCATGGTATGTATGCCCGCATATTTACATGCACCCCTAAAATTTATCACTGGGGGTATAAAACTTCTTTAATTGCTGGGAACTCTTAACTATATTAATAGAAAGACAATCAGCAGCCAAGACTTATTTTATAATAAGTAAGGTTCAACGACTATCGAAAGTATAATATAGAAGAAATATCTATATGAATAAATGAGTAGAGTACATATATTAATTATATGGAAACGGGAGGCTGTTTATATTTGGTAATAGAATATAAATAGAAGATATAGTCTGAACTATATAGAGATATATAGATTAACAAAATTAGGTGATCTTGACACCCAACCCGGTATGGAAGCACAATTAATATTGGATAAAACAGCTACATGGACTGAAAGAGTTTATGATATGAGAGAAGATGAAGTTGAAAAATACTTCGAAGCATTAGGAGTTGATTGTAATAAAATTTTTTATATAGAGTATTCTTATACTCAATTAGGAAAAACGGAAGCTTGGTTACAAGCAATGTCTGCGAAGATTGGTAACCCACTTGTTGTTAGAAGAGAGATATTATTACAAAGACTTCATGGTTCTTCTGCATCACCATTCCCTCAAGAAGATATTGAATATATTGTAAGTTCAGAAAAGAAACCAATAGATGAATTGTGGTTATTAGATTATTATAAATTTGATATTTATAGTATATTAAATCCGAGAGTTCCATATCTAGTTGGAGTAGACTGCTCTACTGGTACTGGTGGAGATAATAATGCTATTACTATTATTGATCCATATAAAGTAGAACCAGTAGCAGAATTTGAATCTTCATATATAGGAGAAACTATGTATGAAAAGTTATTAAAAGAAATATGTAAAGTATTACCTAGATGCGTTCTTATAATAGAAAGAAACTCAATAGGTGATGGAATAATAGACCATTTATATCATTCAGAGATATTACCGAGATTGTATTTTGATAAATCATTAGATCTTGTAAAAGATAAATTAACGTCTAATGAAACTATTGAATCAATGCTTAAGAAAAATACTACTATGAAATCATATTATGGTGTATATACAAGTAATCAATCAAGAGATGATATGATGGCTATATTAGCAAGACATGTTAATGAGTATAAAGAAAAATTTGTTACTCATAATGTAATTAGAGATTTAAGTAGATTAGTAAGGAAATCCTCGGGGAAAGTTGAAGCGGGACCTGGCTCAATTATGAGGGTCAGAATAAACCTCTTTAATTGCTGGGACATCTTAACTCTAATAAGAGAAAGACAATCAGCAGCCAAGACTTATAGAAATATAAGTAAGGTTCAACGACTATCGAAAGCATAGTATAGAAGAAATATCTATATGAAGAAGCGAGTAGAGTACATATATTAATTATATGGAAACGGGAGGCTGTTTATATTTGGTAATATAATATAAATAGAAGATATAGTCTAGCTACACAGAAATGTGATAGATAAAATGTTCATGATGATTCTATTATGTCATATCTTATTGCCCTATATGTATTTTATCATGGTAATAATTTACAGACATTCGGAATTAGTAGAGCCGCTAAAGATGAGGATTTAGATAATTCTGGTATTCATGTACCAGAACCAGAAAATTATAATCTAGTAGATGATATTCTTGTAGAAGAATTGAGAGAAAGAAAAGAAAAAGAAAAAGCATCTGAAGATATATTAAACTGGGATGAGATGATGGCTCAAGCTATCAAAAAAGCTCAGCAGGATACTTATAAATTACATCAGAATAAATTAATAGATAACTCTATTCTTAAAAATAGTGATTATATAGATGATGATGACTCTTTTGATATACCATTAGATTTCTTTAATGAAATAAATGGTATGTAAAATAATATTTATATTACTACACAATAGTAACTAAAAAATATTATTAAAAGAGGTAGAAAAAATATGTTTGATGATACTAATGATTTTTATGATAGGGATTTATTTACTATGAGTGAAGCTTATAGAGATATGACACCTGATTGGGTATTTCCTGATTTAAATTATTTAAAAGAAGAAGATGATGAATACTGGAATAATGATGAAGAAGAAGCTCCAGTAATCAGCAAATCAAATAATAAAAGTGATTACAATTACTATGAATCAGAAGAATATAAAGAATTTGAGAAAAGGCTTGATGATTCTTGGGTTAAAGAAGTTAAGTATTGGACTAAATTTTATAGGAAGCATAAAATATTGGATTTCATTAGAGATTGCATGTTCTGGGCTCCTAGAAATTTTAAAAATGCTCCCGAGAGAATAAAGAAGAGAGCTGAGGAAGAAATAGCAAAAGGTATTTAATAAACACTAATGTAATGATAGTTTTTTTCCTCAACTTTATGCTATCAGGTATATTCAAGTTCAATAGAAAAAATCTAAGTAGACTATGGGATTAATTTCTCATAGTCTACAAATTTATTATTTTTTTAAATCTTTATTTAAATCTAATACAGAGAAATCTGTACTATCATACAATAATGATCTATCTATATATTTATTTAATTGCTCTTTGTATTCATCACTCATTGCTACTTTATACTTATTTACAAATCCTGCTATATCTCCCCAAGCTTGATGATAATTAATAAATATTTCTCCATTATGAATAGCTTCGTGTATAGTACTTGATACCATAACAACTCCTATTCTATTTTGTTGATGTTCCATTAATACTACATTAGCTACTCTAAAAGTAGATATTTTCCATTTCTTAATTATAAAATATTCTAGTACTATAGCACATATATCAAATAATGTAAATATAGGACCATGATGCATTTCTATAGTAGCATCTTCATCTGTTACATTCTTTAATACCTGACACTTATCTAGTTTTACTTTCTTCTTTAAATAATTAATATATTTTTTATATCTATCATCATTTCTTACCATTTTCTCTATACCCTTTATAAAAGATACATAGTTATCATAATTAGATAAATAATCAATATCTTTATACATAGGAATTTGATAATAAGAATTCGTAGAATCTATAATAGGGGTGATATTAGTTTTATCATAAATAATATCCGGTAGATTCTTAGGCATTACTTTACCACCTTTCTTGATACCTATTAATTTCAATGTCTTAGCACAATAAAATAAGATTTTACAATAAAATGAAAGGATTCATAAAAGAATTATGAAGAATTATAACGCTACAAATAACGTCAATCCACTGACTAATTTGTATAAATCTTTCATGATTTTATTGCATAATATTACTATAAAATATACTGGTATTGCAGAAGATAATGAAACATTAGAATCTAAGATGAATGCTGATGGTTATCTTGATGCTTTACATAAAAGAGATACTTTTGAAACTTATATTGATTATACTGAATATGAGATGAGAGAAGTTGGTATTTTTTTAGATAGTATAATAATACCAGTATTACATGGTGATATTAATAAGATACCACAAGAATTTAGAACTCCTTTATTGGAATTGAGAAGAAATTCTATTATAAAGAATTATGAAGAAAAAAATAATTATTATAGAATGCTGAATGGATATCCTGATGTAGAAGATAAGAATTTTTTATATCCACCGGAAGATGTAATATTAAATTATAATCTTAGAGCAGATATTCCTATACATAGAATTCAAGATTATTATAATTCTATTAGTCCAGGTCAGGGAGATTATTATATTTCTATTATAGAGGGATATGGATATATAGATGATCTTTATAAAAATAATCCTAGAAAGAAATATTTAAAGTATATAGGGTCAAATAGAATATCTATAGATATATCAAGAAATGGTAAGAATTTCCAAATAATACAGATGAAAGATACTTCAGTTAAAGATGTATTGGTAGATGAGTTTATTAGAATATACGAACAGTGTAGGGAATATTTTATTAATATAATTTATGTATACCAATATAGAAGTTTTTTTAGTAAGTATGATAATGTAATAGCAATGATGATAATGGTAATGACATTACAACAGATAAATGCCCAACAGTTATCTTCTTATATAAATAGAAACTTCTTTGATATATATGCAGTTAAAATGTTATATGAAGCATATAATGTACCATATAATCTTAGTATAGATGAAGATACTCAAAATAACCTATTAAGAAATTTAAACGTATTAATACAAAATAAAGCTACTGATAAAGTTATTTATAATATATCTAATCTATTAGGATTTTCTAATATTAAAGTATATAAGTATTTTTTAGCTAAAGAAAGATTATTTGATATATATGGAGTTCCTATAGTAAAATGGACTACTAGATTTAATACAGATACTGGTGAAGTAGAAAAGATACCTGATTATAAAGCTATGTATAAATTATACTTCCAGAAGTTTGAAGTAATGGATGATAATTTCTTATTAACTTTTGATAAACAGGCTAATCATGTAGAATATAATGATATAGTAAAAAATGATCCATTCTGGATAGAAGATCAGAATCTTGAAAGAAGAATATGGGAAAATACATATAACTTTGTAGAGAGTAAATATTTGGGTATGGGTGTTTCATATAAAATGACAGATATTATGTATGAGAATATTATAATGCTTAAATTATTACTACAGAAGAGAAATGATTTAACTGATGTTACTATTAAATTACCAAAAATAACAGGAGAAACTCCTATTCCTATTTTTGATATTATAGTAGCTTTATTATGTCTTACTGCTTGTAAGCATAAATTATATGGAGAGATAATAACAGTTCCTACTCAGGTTATTTCAGTATTAGATTATGTTAAAACTCATGAGCAATATGATTATAACTTAGATACTTTAAAATTTAATTTTAATTATTTCTTTAATCCTAATGAAAGAGATAAAAATGCTGAAGAAACTAATTTAAGAGATCAATTAATTAATTTTATGAAATCTCCTAAAGATGGAAAATTAGGAGATACATTCCAGTTTAATTTTGATTATCTTAAACCATCTAATCCTGATACTACTGAAAGAATTAAAAAGATTAAGAAGATATTATCTCAAGAGGATTATAATAAGTTTGTTAATTATATTAATATTATAGAGCAAGATACTGCTACATCAACTGATAAAGTAAAAGCTATTAATGATATTTATCATAATATAAAAGAATTAAAAACTCTTCTTAATTTCTATTTAACTAAGATAATAGATAAAAGAAGAGATTATGAATTAATAAGAACTTTATATGATGCTTTATTTTATTCTACTGAAGTAAGTGAAGTATTTACAATAACAGGAGAAAAAACAGGAATAAAGAGAACTGCTTATACATATTTTGAATTCTTATTCCATTTAAATCCATATTTATATTCTTCTTTATTCTCTGTAGATTTTAATAAAGAATATGATAAATATCTTAGAAAGAATAATTTATCATATGCTTCTTATTCAAGAACTAAATTTATGGAAGATGTAGAAAAAGGAGATATATTTATAGATTATGGTAATTTTAAAGATATATCTCTTGATTATGGAGAAGTAGATTCTAAAGAGAAAATCTATTTTTATGTAAATCATATAATAGGAAGATTACAAACTATATTAAAGGATATTCAATATTTATTCTTAATGAATGATGATGAAAATCCTTTATCTGAATTATTATTGAAATTAGTTAGATTCTTTAAATCATATACTGTAGATGTAATTAATATGGATACTTTAATAATAGCGGATACTAAACCAGAAAATGCAATGAAGTATTTTGATGAAATATTCTATATGAATAAATTAATTCAAGTACCTGAAAAATTACATACATCATTTGATGATGTTGTTAATTTATTAATAGCAAGATTTTTAGCAAGTGAAGATAAAAATGAAAATAGTATTAGATTTAAAGATAAATTTATATCAGAAGTATTGATTAGATTAACTCATAGAAATCTTAATTCAATTAGATTAAAAGAGAAATTTGATTTAAGAAATAAAGAAGATGAGATTAATGAGAAATATAAATTATATGATACTAGTAAAAATATTAATGGTAAAATATATACTAAAGATAATATCAAAATGAAACTAACAGATAAAATAGTTAGAAAATGGTTTGAATAGAATAGGAGATTATTAAAAATGAATCTTAATGAAAATTTAAAGTTTAATGATAATATAACTAGAAATGGAATATGGGCTACAACTGAAGTAGTAGGTGGATATGGAGAAATTCATAATAATCCTAATGGTAAATCTACTTTAGATGAAGAGATATTTAGAACTAAAAATATTGTACCAATAGGTGGAGTATCATATGTAATGGAGCAAATGTTTGGTGTTAAAGATAGTCAGATAGATGTTCCTACAGTATACTCATCAGATAGTATTGGTATTATAAATTCAGGTAATCCATCAGAAACATATGATATTCCAGGTGGTACTAAAAATCCTCTATATAGATATGGTCATTATGTACAGTTATTCGGTATTGGTATAACAGGAACAGCAGAAAATGATGTTACTATATATAAACCAGATTATAGAGAGAATGGTATTAAATTAAGTAAAGTTAATGCAGATGGATTGACAGTAACAGGAACTATGTTACCATTTAGATTTACTCAAGCTGTATTAAATTCTCAAGAAAGACTACAGTATTTTGGTAAAAAAACAAATAGTGATGGAGTAAGTGGTTATTACTTAAAGAGATTTGAAAATGATCCGGTTATTAAGCATATATGGAAAACTGGTGAAGATATAATAGATGAAGAGAATGAAGTATTAGTTCCATCAGATAGTGTATGGAGTAATACAGCTGGATTGAATACTGTAGAAAGTTTTACAGAGTTTTTCTTAAAGATAAATAAGAAAGATGTAAAAGAATGGTTTATTAATATAGAACAGGAGGATAGAACTAGAATTAACACATTAGCTTTATTTACAGGTCAGTATGTTAAGGGAAGTAATCCTGCCGATTACGGTGATTATAGAGATGTAAGATTATTCTCTAAGTTATGTATTAATCCAGAGTACTTAAATCTCAATAAAGACTTGAATATCATATACAGAGTATATGGAGCATAAAAAAAAATAAACAGCCGAAGCTGTGGGACCAGATTAGTTTTCTGGTCCCTCTAAAATATTACTGACGAATGGACCGTCAGTAATATTAAATCTATCATACAACTTATCCCAGAAATCTTCTGAATATAAATCTATATTTGATTGGTCGAAACCATTTCGCCAATCATCATTCTTATATATCAAAGAATTATCTGAGAGGTTAAAAATATATAGAAGTTTACCAGCTTCAAGCTCTATATAAATTCTACCACAGTTAGTATTGATTGTTGTATGTTTTCTCATTTGTTTGTCCTCCTTTAAAGAACTACTTATTTTAGTATTACATGAAAATGATATATATATATATATAGATATCTAAAATACGGATAAAAAAAGAGGGTGTTATATTTCAAACATCTCTCGTTTTTTTTTTGAGATAATAATGAGTTTAGTATAACTCATTATTATCTGATTTTATACTATCATATATTGATGGCTCAAACTCATCAGATAGTTCTTTTAAATGTCTATCTGACGGTATTTCATATCCTTCAATGATAGTATATTCACCATTATAGCTGATATTAGACCCATTCCAGACTATTTGTGTAGATGCAGATATTTCTGGATAATATTTACCCTCTTCCCTTATACAATAGCCTGTAATACCGTCTAATTCAAACCATGTTTCTTTACGATAACTCTCGTTATCTAGAAATCCACGAGCTTTTGTTATTTTTATCATAAAAATCTCACTTTCTCCCCGTTAAGCCGATAGGTC